CGCCCGGCCATACCAGCGCGAAGTCGCGGCAGCCGCCTCTTTCGCGAACTCGTCCAGTGTCTTGCTCATGGCGTCGGGAACCCGGGGTTGCCCATCGCGCCGCGGGGGAGACCGCCGCCCAGACCTGGCCTATTGCCGTTGCGGCCGTAGACTTGCAGGGGCGGCACTCTTGGTCCCAAGGGTCCCGCGGTCCCGGGACCAGTCATCGCGTTAGTCATCCCCGCCGGTCCCTGGGCGTTGGGGTCCTCCTCGGGACCGGGCGGACGAGGCGGACCCTTGCCCGCGCCCTCGGGGACTTCCTTTCCGCCGGCTGCGTCCGGCCCGCCCGGCGGCGCCGGGGGCTGGCTCATCAGCTGGTTGAGGGCTTCCATGCTGGGGACGCCCTCGGCAAAGGCGGCTTCGAGGTCGACATCGTCGCCCATCCGCCGGATCAGCTGCCGCGCCAGCCACTCCGGCGAGATCCCAGGGATGCGCTGCAGCAAGGGGACCAGCTGGGTCAGGGCCTGGATGTCCTGCTGCCGGTCGGGCGGGCCGTTGGCGCCGACATCGACCTCCAGGAAGACGTTGTCGGCGATCGTCTGCTTGTCGAGCTGCGGCCAGATCGCGCCGGGACCGACCACCTTCTGGACGGTCTCCTGGCTGACGTTGAGGATCAGGATCTGCGAGGCGGCCTGGGCCATCTCGGTCATCACGTCGTTGATGTCGTCGATCGTCGATGTCAGGTCGGTGTTCTGGCTGAACTGGGCGACCGAAACCTCGGTTGCGGTCGCGCTCGACGTAGTTCCCTGGTCCGCTTGATCAGACCCGAGAACCCGCAGCACGTCCTCAAAGACAGGCCCCGTGTCGTAGACCGCCGCGTCGATCGGCGGCATGTGGATGACCTGGAGGACATCGTCGATCTTTTGGCCCGGCGCCAGCGCGTTCATTTCGAGGAGCGCGTTGGCCGGGTGGGTGCGCAGCTTTTCGAGGTCGGCTTCCTCCAGGAGCCCCGCGGCGACCGCCGTCTTGGGACGGTTGGCGCGGCGATGCTCGCGCAGCCCCTGGCGCGCCCGGTTCAACTCCAGCTGCATGTCCCTTATCAAATCGAGATCGGACTGCGGGTAGAGGGTCTTCTCGTCGTAGCCCTCGTTGAGGACGATCGAGAACCACGGCCAGAACCGGGTGGTCGAGACCTCCGGCGGGCCGGGGTCCTGCAGGAAATCCGGGTAGCCGTCGCACACGACGTAAACCGTGCCATCCTTGCGGTTGTAGATTTCCCAGACGCAGGCCAGGTCGCACGGCATGTCGCCGTCGCCCTCGTTCATGCCGCCCCGGGTCGAGGAACCCCCGGCGTTGTAGGAGCCCTGATAGCCGTTGGTCTCGCCGTTCTCGTTGTAGGCGGTAAAGCTGGTCCCGATGTCGACCATGTAGACTTCTTCGATCTCGTCCTCGGTCAGCAGGTACTGCTGCGCCACCCAGTCAGCCCCGAGAAACCCCCGAAGGGTCCGGCACCGCGGGTCGGGGATGATCGAGGCGCTGTCGGGGTAGTCGAAGGTCAGCCCCTCGCGCACCACCAGCTGACCCTCGGCGGCGAGGCTCTGGATCGCCACCCTGAGGCTCTCGGCGTCGGCGCTGTCCATCTGGAACTCATCGTCGGCGAGGTCAGCCGAGAGGCGTTCGATGTTCGCCAGGCGCTCGGACATGTCGGCGATGCGGTTCTCGATCTCCGGCGCCATCGTCATCGCCCGCTGGAACCCGAGCTTGACGTAGCCGACGCCGGTGATGATCGCGCGCCGGATCGACATCTTCATCGAAGACTTAAACGAGTGGTTCTGCTCCATGATGTTGTAGTCGTAGAGGACCTCCAGGGTCCGCCCGACCTTGTGCATGGTCTCCTCGAACTGCTTCACCAAGGAGGCGTCCTGGAGGATCATCATCGCGTTGGGATCGGGCATCATCCCCGACATAACCGCCATCTGCGAGGTCTGCTGCGCCATCACGAGCTGCTGCTCGGTGCCGTCCCACACCCGCGCGACCATTTTGGGCTTGGTCTTGGCCTTCATCGTCGGGTTATTGGGATATAACTCGGCCGTCCTTTGCAGAACGTGTCTTAAACAAATGTTCGCGACGTAGCGATCGTCGCGGTTTTCGGTTTTGGCCAGCTCGGGCCACTGCCGGCCCTCGCAAAACCGGCTGTTTTCACGCATCCGCTTAAACGGCTTCTCCCAGTGGGTCCTCGCCCGTTTCACCCGGTTCTGCCAGCGGCTGACCAGCTTGCGGCGGGGCTCGTCGGGCTCGGGTTTCTTGCGGTTGACGTAGGTCTGGTCCTCGCCGACCAGCTGCTCGGGGTCAGGCTGTCCCGGGACCATGCCGGGATCGGGCGGAGGCCCCATCATCGGGGTGTCCATCGTCATCGTCACCAGCCGCCCGTGCCAAAGCCGAGCCGGACACTGCGCTCGGCCTGGTCGCGCTGCATTTTGAGCCAGCCGTAGGTGTTTTCGGCCGGTTTGTCCTCGTCATGGGAACGGTTGTCGCCGGCCGGGACCTGCAGGGTCAGCCCGAGGCCGATATAGGCCAGCGCGTCGACGAAATCGTCGTGACTGTCATACGGAAATTTGAGGAGCTGGTCCCGCGCCGCCGGCCACCACGGGGCGCGTTCGGGAAATCTGACCCTTCCCATGCTCATGCGGCCCTGGATCGACTGGGCGCGGGTCTGCTTGTCGGCGATCGGCTGCATTTCGATCATCGAGCAGAAAGTGTGGGTCTCCAGCATCCGCTTGCGCAGAAAAGGCCCCAGCGATTTGGTAATCATGCCGCGCTCGGCCCACCAGAAGAGCGGGTGGTGGAGCTTCATCATGCGCAACATGCTCTCGACGGTCTGCTCGGCGTTCATGTGCCGCCACACCATGTCCGGCAGCACCCAGATCGTGTCGTCCTTGTCGACCCCGACCATCAGGAGACAGGTCTTGTCCGAGGCCTGCTTGAGCGCCACGGCATGGTCGCTCGCGGCGTAGCATCTGAGGGTCGCGGGAAGGTCGTTTGGCCGGTAGGTGTGCAGCCAGTCGACGCTGAAGAACGTGCCGCCGGCAGGCGAGGGGCGCCCCTGGTAGAGCGCCGAGAAGCCGCGCACGTCGCGGCGCTGCAGGGCCTGCAGGTAGGTCTTGCCGAACCGGCCGGGCCATAGGGGTTCGCCGACCGGGCGCTTCAAGGCGTCCTTGCCGTCGTCGAAGGCCAGCGCGGGCAAGTCGATAATACGCCACTCGGCGGCCTCTTCGGGGTCGTAATAGGAGTTGTGCGGGTCGGTCAGCCGGCCGATCAGGTCATCCTGGTGCCAGCGGGTCTGGATCAGCATGATCCGGCCGGTCTCGTCCATCAGCCGCGACGCGATGACCTGGGTGAACCACGTCCACAGGGTATCGCGGATGGTCGGACTGTCGGCCTCCATGCGGTCCTTGAGCGGGTCGTCGATCACCAGCAGGTCACCGCCGCGGCCGGTGGTGGTCCCGCCGCGCCCGACAAATGCGAGGACGCCGCCCTGGATGGTTTCAAGGCGGTCCGAGGCCTTGCTGTCGGTCTTGAGCAGGACTTTCGGGAAGACCTGGGCATAGGCCGGGCTCAGCATGATATCGCGCACCGCGCGGCCGATATCCTGGCTGAACTTCTCGTTGTAAGTGCCGAAAATGGTGGATCTGTCGGGGTTCCGGCCGGTGAACCAGGCGGTGAACATCTTCGAGGCGAGCTGGGTTTTGCCGTGTCTTGGGGGAAGGTTGATAATCAGGCGCTTAATGCGCCCAGCCTCCAGCTCCTCCAGGGCGGCACAGATGACTTCGTGGAACCGCTGGACCTCGTAGCGCGAGAAATCCGGGTCATCGGGGTGGCCCGGGACCGGCATCATCAGCTTGGTGAAGGCAAGCATTTGATCCTCGGCATCGCCGAGCGCGATCAGCCGCTTCAGGACCGTCTCGTAGCGGGCAAGCTCCGGGCTCATCCCCTGACAGGCGCCCCGAAAACCGCCCAGCCGAGAAGCAAGAACAGCACAAACAGGAACACGCTATGGCCCCAGACGGGGGCGGGGGCTGGGCTGTTCGGCCAGTAGGTCCAGAGGCTGAACACCAGCCAGATCAGGATCAGGACCCAGTAGATCAGGGCGAGAGACATCTCGTTATCCTCCGGGGACCGGCGGCCCTACAGTGAAAGGCCCGGCATCCTCACAGTTTTCCGGGGCGGCGCGCTCGCGGACGTGGACGATATAGCCGTCACCCTCCGGCATGGTCAGGCTCAGCTCGAACACGCCGTCCGAGGCGTCCACCGGCATCCAGGAGGTCACATGGTCGGCCCCCTTTGTCACCACCGCCTCGACGATCGTGCCGGGGGTGACGGTCCCTAGGACCTCGACGGCGTCGGACGGCGACGGGTTGGACACCGGGTCGACCGTGATCGCCGCCACCGAAGAGGGCGGCGGCGGGATCAGCAGAGCCGTATCGCCGGAGACGCCGCCATAGGCCGGGACGCCGACCCAAACCCGCGGCACGCCCGGCGTGTCCGGCGGCGGCAGCTCAACATAGAACTCCCCCGCTGCCAGGCTGCCCATCTCGGGCGGCAGAAAACCGACCCGATAGGTCGTCATCAAAGTCACGGTCTGGATGTCGACATCGCTCATCTAGGTCACCGTGAAGTTCGGGGTCGTGACGGACTTGGCCGGGCTCGCCGAGCTGACTGTCGCGGTGGCGGCGCCGGCGGCCAGCGTGCTGCCCGGGAAGGTCGTCGTGTAAGCCCCGGTCGTCGGGTTGACGGCGGCGCTCTGGGTCCCCTTGGTGGTGGCGCCGTTTTTCAGGACCACCGTCACCGCCGCCGGCATCGGCACGCCCTGGTCGACCTCCACCGTCCCGGCCACCGTGGTCGTCGCAGCCGCCGCCTGGTTGGGCGGCGTCGTCACGTTGATCGCCGCCGCAGTGCCTCCAGCGAGATACTCCCGATAGGCCTGTTTCAGGACCCGAAAGACCGGCGGTGGATGCGGTGGAGCAAATGTCGCCACCATAGCGATCTCCCTATTTTTGTTCGGGCTTGTGGTCCTGCGGCTGGGCGGCCCGCTGGCTCCGCTGTTCCCGTTCCCGCTGTTCCCGCTGATCCCGCTGGTCCCGGTGCGCCGGGTGCGGTGTCTCGTAGGCCGCCCGCTGGTCGACACCCTCCTGGCCCAGGACCGGGGTATCCTGATCGTGGTCCTGGTACTGTTTGGCGAGGTTCTGCTGGGTGATCGGCAGAGCGTCGGCCGGGGTCGCGGGCAGCGGCGGATCGCGCGGCGTGCCGCCGCCGCCGACCAGAACCGCCGGTCCCCGGTCCACGTCCTTCTCGAACCGCTCGGCGCCGGGGATGCCCTGCTCGATCCGCATCTCGATGTTCGCGATGTTCGAGGAGAGGTCGGCGGTGTTCTGGATGCCGACCCACAGCTTGGGGGCGCCCTCGCCCAGCTCGATATAGAGTTCCCCGAGCGTCAGGGTGTCCCGCTGCGGCGGCAGAAAGCCGACCCGGTAGGTGTTCTGGACGATCACCAGACCGGGGTCGACGATCCGGTCGCGGTTGATGATCGGGTTGCCGGCTGCGTCCGCCTTTTCACGCTGTTCGCGCTCGGCCTTGTCCTTGTCCTGCTCGGCCTTGTCCTGCTCGGCCCGCTCTTGCTCGGTCTTTTCCTTGTCGTTGGTCCTCATGAACCTTCTCCCATCGCAACAACGTTATCGCCGGCAGCGCCCGGCTGCGGGTGGTGGAGCTGCTCGATCAGCGTCTGCATGATCGGCATTACGACGCGGTAAGGCCCCTCCGCGAGCAACGCGAGGACCTGGTTCCACTGCTGCGCCTCAAGCGAGGCCTGAAGACGGTCGGTCGGGGCGTGCGTGCCCGTCATATGGCGGCCTCCTCCAAGGTCGAGACCCGCGCCGCCAGCTCCTTGACGCAGTTGACCAGGGCCAAGGTCAGGGGCGTCATGTCGACGCCCTGGTACTCGGCCGCGTCGCGGCCGAGATGCACCTGGCGCAAGGCCTCGGGGAGCTTGTCCGGCAGATCGTCGGCGTTGAGCCCGTGAAAGGTCTCGCCGGTCGGCAGCCCGGCCTCGCCGGTGTACTCGTAGGTCACCGGCTGGAGCCGGGTAACCGCGGCGAGCCCGGTCCTATAGGGGGCGACCGCGGTCTTGAGGCGGCTGTCCGAGGGCGCCACCCAGCTGCCGCCGCCCGGCTTGATCGCGTCGACGCCGACGATCGACAGGGCGGAAGCGTTGCACTGCAGTGTGTTCTGGCTGCCGGTCCGGGTCTGAAAAACGATCATATCGTTTCTCAGAAAGCTCTGTGAGGCACCCAGCAGCAACGCCGGGACGGTGCCGGTGACATCGTAGACGATGTTGTCGTCCGCGGTCCGCTGGCCGAACAGTATGCCGCCGAAATAGATGTTGCCGGCCAGCAGGTTGAGGCCGCCGGATGTACCGGAGAGGGTCACCCCGCCGACGCCGTCGACCTGAAACCCGTCCGAGATAAAGGCGTAGCCGCCGCTGGTGATGCTCAGGTTGCGCAGGTCGACGCCGTACAGCGCGCTGGCGTAGCTGCCATACGCATCGGGCACGACACCGATCAGGGTGCCGCCGGTCGGGTCGATCGGAAAATACTCCCCGCTGCGGCCGAACTGGATGCCGTGGCGGAACCCGACCGTGGTCGTGTTGTCGCGCCCGAAGACGAGCATCGCGTCGGTGACATCGCCGTGCACCGCATCCGAGTTGGCGCTGTAGAGGGTCAGGCAGGATTTGTGCCGTACCAAGGCCCCGGCCCGGACAGCGATGTCGATCTCCGCGCCCTGGGCCGAGTTGTAGTAGGTCGCCCCGGCTTCGAGCTGGCACAGCCCCGCCAGGGCGTACAAATCGCCCATCGGTATCAGGGGGAGGGCGCCGCCGTCATCGGCGTAGGCATAAACCTGCCCGAAAATCGCGGTATAGTACTTCAGCTGGCCGTTGGTCCCCGGGGTCGCCGCGATCTTGTTCAGGATCGCCTGGAACGCGGTCCGCGAGCCGGCTCCCAGGCCGGCGTTCATATTATGATCGACGCGCAGGCCGCACAGAAAGGTCCCGCCCTGCGTGTTCGCCGCGGTGTCGGCGATCGACAGCTCGGCGTAAGGCCCCAGCCCGCTGCCGGTGTAATTGCCGGACAGCAGGAACGCCTGGTAGGCGGCGCCAAAATCGGTGGCCAAGGCGTTGGGCCGCAAGGCGCAGTCCTGCTCGACGCCCTGGTCGATCAGCAACGCCCCCGACAGGGTGCCGCCGGTCATTTTGAGGAACGGCCCGCCGAGCACCGTCACCGCCGCCGCCGGGGACAGATCGGCCGGCGCGGCCGGGACGCCGGCGGCGTTGCCCTTCAAGGTCAATGCCGGCATGTCGGCGAGCGCGACCGTGCCGGTGACCGCGATCGGGTTCGGGGTGACCTTGACCCCGGTCCCGGCCGAGACGCCGACCACCGTGCCGCTGCCCGGGGCGCCGCCGCCGACCCCGACCCATTTCTCGCTGTCCCAGCGCCAGACCGTCGCGCTGTCCGGCGCCTGGAACAGCTGGTCGAGGACCGGGGCGTTGGGGAAATCAAGCATCGCGCGCCGCCTTCAGGGCGTCGATCTCGGCCTTCAGCTCCTTGATCGCGTTGATGCAGGCGTAGATCAGCTGGCCCGGGTCGACGGTCTTCACGGTCTGGCTCTCGCCGTCGGCGCCGCCTTCGACCTCGCCGACGATCTCGGGGAAGAACGGCTCGACCTCCTGCGCGACCAGCCCGAAATGCTCGTCCTCGGGCTGGAACGTGTAGTGGAAGGTGCGCGGCTGGAGCTGTACCAGCGAGGCCAAGCCCTGCGTGTAGTCGGCAATGTCCGTCTTCAGGGCGGCGTCGCTGATCGCCGCCCACGTCCCGGTGGTGTTCGAGCAGTTGCCGCTGCCGTCGATGCGCAGCCGGGTCAAGGCCGCGACGTCGTCGAAGACGCTGTAATAGCCGACCGTGTCGACCCCGGCCTTAAACGCCGTCGTGCCGCCGGTCACGGCATAGCGGATGCGGGCGTTGGTCCCGGCTGGGGCCGTGAGATAGAGCGGATCAGCGACCGCGAAGAGGCCCATCCGGCCGGAGATGTCGATGTAGACCGCCTGCAGGTTCGTCGAAAAGTCGCCGGCCGCGGCAGTGTTCATGCGGATCAGGTAGTTGCCGCTGGCGTCGACGCTGTGGTTCCACAGCCGGCCCGCCGCGACGGCCACGCTCGGGTTGGACAGCCGCAGCTCCGGCAGGGTGCTGTTCTGGATCGTCAGCGTGCCGGTCAAAGTGCCGCCCGCCGAGGGCAGCGCATTACCCCAACTCAAATTGGCGCCGGCGCCGTTGGCCTGAAGGAACTGTCCCGACGTGCCCGGCCCCAGCGCCTGCCAAACCGCGCTCGTGGTGCGCTGTATGATCTGCCCGCTCGCGCCGCCGCCCACCATCGCGTCGAGCAACGTCGTCAACGTGCGGAACGTCGGGAACGCCGCCGCCCCGTTGCTGGCGAAAATCGTGCCGCTGGTGCCGGGAAGCTGTAGAGCCACACCAGTGTTGTTGCCTACCATCGCGGCGTACTGCGTCAGGCTTGAGAGGCCCGTTCCGCCGTTCGCCACGCTTACCGGCGTCGTCAGGCTGATGCTGCCCGTCCCGGTGATCGTTGCCGGGCTCGCCGTCAGGCCCGTTCCAGCCGTCAGACTGATCGCGCCGCCGCTCGCCGGAGTGCTCCACTGCGTGTTGTAGCTGGCCCCGTCGATCTTGCTCAAAACCTGGCCGGTCGTGCCGCCCGCCGGCACGCCTTGGCCCGCCGCGCCGGTCGCGCCGGTCGCGCCGGTCGGCCCCGGACCGCCTTGCGGCCCCTGCGGGCCGGTGGCGCCGGCCATGCCGTCGGCGCCGGGCGGGCCTTGCGGGCCGGTGTTGCCGGTCAGGCCGGTGTTGCCGGTCAGGCCGGTGTCGCCCTTGGCGCCGGTCGGGCCGGCCGGGCCGGTCGCACCGGGGGTTCCCGGGGTGCCGGCAGGGCCGGTCGCGCCGGCCGGGCCGGTAGCGCCCTGCGGGCCGGGGACGGTCGACGCCGCGCCCGCCGGGCCGGCCAGCCCGTTGGTCGCCGGGACCCACTGGTCCGAGGTCGGATCGCCATAAAAAAGGTAAAGCTGGCCGCCCACATTGTCCCACCACAGGTCGCCATAGGCGCGGGTAGTGGGCGGGTCCGCCCCAATAAACACGCGGGCGCCGCCGCTGGCCGCCTGGGCCGCGTTGAGCGCCCGGTTGGCCCACCACCGCGACGACCAGTGGTCGCCGGTGACCCCCATCACCGCCAGGATGTTGGGCGGGATCGTATCCGGCATATGCTCGGCCCACTCGGCCGAGACCACCGCCCAGTCCTGCGCCAGGGCGTTCGGGTCGGCGCCGGCCAAGGCGGTGTCGCCGTGGTCCCGCAAGACCGGGTTCTTGGGTGAAGCCGAGGGTTTTTCGCGAGTTTGGCGGGAAGAGCGGGCAACCAGGGCGATGATCTCGGCCACCGCCTGGTCGATGCGGTCGACCTCGCTGTCGAGGCGGTCGCCGGGAGGTGGGGCGGCCGGGTTGGCGAGCTGAAAGTCGGTGAACGAAAACTGCCGCGGCACCCGGACTGGGGCCGAACCCGTTGATCTTGCAGGGGAACTGGACGAACCGAGGACAGGCATCGCGCGGGTTTGTCCCCCAAGAGCTGGGGCACCCTACACGCGGCAAGACAAAACACAAAGGAAACTGGGGCGGCGGGGCGGAAACAGGGTATAGTCAAGGGGCTGAAAACAAGACCGCCCGACCATGCCGGGATTACGGGATGCTCACCGGAAACCGCCATGCCAGAAGCCATCCGGCCGGATCGAGGCCCTGCCTGGGCCTTAGCATAGGTCGGTGGATCGCCGGGAAAACCCCGGCCGGGCCAGGAAAAACGCCGCGGGTCGCGCGCGCGCGTTATTTGGGCAGATATGGCCTTTCTCCTGGGATCAGACCCGCAGTGTCTCCCCAGATCATGCGGGTTTGATAGGCGGCCGGGGCGGGCAGACCCGGCCGCTTGCTCTCCCGAAGACCCCGAAGATGACCCGATATAGCAAAATTGCTATGAGCGCCTGGGTCGGCTCCGAAGAGGACCGCCCGAAGATGAGGAGACGCGGATTTTGTAGCTCGGTTATCGACAGGTGGCGCGGCGCGGGCCGGGGACCCCCGGGGGGTGGCGGAAGGCCTGGGGCGGACTGGTCCCGGACGCGCCGGGACCAGGGCGAAGGCCTTCCATGCCCTCGGGGAGGGAGGCGAAGGCCTATGTGGGACAAGAGGTTATCGGACCAAACCAAGGTCAAAGAGTGTGCGAAGCCTGTTCAACTCGCCCTCTAGCTCAGCCCTGGTCAGGGACGAGAGGGCGGCGCTGGTCCCCTTGTCCGGGGCGCTTTGATGGCGACCTAGCCGGCCTTCTAGTTCTGCGAGAGTTCGCGCAGCGTTTACACGCGCTGCGGCTGGGGTATCGGGATCGCTAAGTATTTGATTTAGTTGAGCTTTTAGCGATGTACTACCAACAGAACGTTGTTTGTTCCCTGTAAGCAACGGGACAACAACTTGTCTTGTCCCACTGGTCCTGCCCCTGGTCCTGGTCCGGCTCTTAGCTGTTTTCATACCACCACGCCACGTTCTGCCGGCGCCCTGGCCTGGCACCCGTTTCGATCGCCTGGCGCTGAACTTTGGCCCAATGCAGCGGCGCCTGGTCACGCTTATCCCAAGCATTGACCAGCGCCAGGCGGAGCGGCGCCCTGGTCCCTGTCGGCAAGCCCGCCAGGTTACGCCAAACCGGAAGACCGATAAGCGCCAACGGCAAGAGGCCGAGCCCCTCTAACCTGCCCAGCATCCGGCTTTCGCCGCGACCGGCGGCGGCCGATCGCTTGTAGTTGTTGCCAGCGTGCATCCGACAAAGCGTCTTACCGCTCACTGCCAACTGACCGCAGCGATCGCATTTGCGGGACAAGGCGAACGGAACCTGAGAACGCAACAGCGCCGCAATGCTGTTAGGTGAGCCGCGCCAGCCGCCTTGCCGGCGCACCTCGCCAAGCTGTTCCGCCGCCATCGTCCTGCCCTCTCTAACGAAGTGTTGTGTCTGTTGTCCTGCCAAACTATGTTTGTCCTGGGCTTATGCCCGATCCGACACACCAAGCCTAGACACCACCGAAAACGAGAGGTTAATCAGTGACTTACCCATCGCATATGGAACGCGACGCTTTGCGCCGCGCGCTCCGCGCCCACCCCGACCATGCAGCCGTCATCGGCGACCAGCGGATTAACAACCTGCGCCGGCAAGACCTAGAAAAAGCCTTGCTGGCCCTGGGTTTGGACCCTTTAGAGATCGCCAGGGGCGCAACCCTAGTCGAGGCGGTTGACCATGCCTGCGACAACCTGCCACAGGAGGAGGCTTCAACCATGCCTGCCGAACCGGCGCCGGCCGATAAGCCCGACGCGATCGAGGCCGAGGTACAAACGATCCGGTCCCTGATCGTGGAGGGCGGGTTCAGCGCCCTGGATGCTCGGCTCCGGGATCTGGTCCGCGATGCTCGCAAGCCGGCCGTGGAAGTAGTGCGCGAGATAGTGCGGGAGGTAGAGGCGATCCCGGGCCAGCCTGTCCATATCGCCAAGCCGACCGGCGCAACCGGAACCTGGGAGAGCCTGTTCGGCGTCAAAAGCGACCTGGGCAAGAACACCTGCGGGATATGGGACGGTTCGCACCCCAACACCCCCGCGATTGATCCCCAGTACCTTTGGCCCCAGCCCGAAACCGCCGTTGCGCTGGTCCAAATCGCGCGCAAACGGAACGTGTATTTATGGGGACCGGCGGGAACCGGAAAGACGCAATGGGCGGAACAGCTGGCGGCAAGGTTAGGCCGGCCGCTGGCGATCATCTCGTGCGACGAGGGGACCGACGCCTCAACACTGGTCGGTATGACCGTCCCTGATCCGTCCGGAGGCGTGACATGGCAGGATGGCCAGCTGACAAAGGCGATCAAAACCCCGGGCTGCGTGGTGTTGATCGACGAGCCGTCGCTCGCCCGCCCGGGCGCCCTGTTCGTCTTTCAGAACGTCCTACAAAATAGGGTTTTGTATGTCGGCGAAACCGGCGCCCGGGTGAACGTCGCGGCCGGCGTGATCTTTCTTGCCGCCGACAATACCAACGGGACCGGCGGCGGCGGGCGCCGGGGATACACCGGGACCAATAGGCTGAACGCGGCCTTTTTGGACAGGTTCGGCGTGCGTATCGAGTTCAATTACCTGCCCAAGGCGCAAGAGGAGGCGGTTTTGGTCGCGCGGACGGGCTGCACGCCTGAGTTGGCCGCGCTGCTTGTCAACGGGGCGGCCTTGACGCGGGCCGCTGCCGATAACCAAACCTTGTCGCATGGTTTGGGTCTGCGCCGCCTGATCGCCTGGGCGGAAGTGCTGACCGACGGCGTGCCGGCGGACGCGGCGTTTAAGAGCGCCGTGTTGGACTGTGCGCCTGAGCAGGACCGCGAAACCCTCCGCGAACAATTGCTCTTGACCTACGACAAGCACACCGTTGCGAGTGCGCTTAACCCGGCGCCGGTTGTGACGATGCCCTATCCCGGGACCGTGGAAGTAAACGATCCGACACTGACCAACCCCACCGCTGCCGGCCGCGATGCGGCGGCTGACTTTGCCGAGAGGAACTAGAGCTATGCCGAGATATATTGAGGTAGTTGCTGCAGCGCGGGAAACCGCGCTGAAGATTTTAGCCCTGCGCTCCGGTTCACGCCGCGAACTGGACGTGACAACTCAGGGCGGCGCCACCGCGAGCGTTGTGTGGGACGATCACAACGTCACGCTGAACATGCCGAGCCTCCCGCCCGACGCGGTCCTGACACGGGCCGAGGCTGATAGGCTTGTCGCGTTTATCGGTCATGAGTGCTGCCATGTCTTACACAGTGATATGGACACTTGGAAAAAGGCGGTCGCGGCCGGCGCCCGGGTTCAGGCATGGACCAACGCGCTGGAAGATGTGCGCATTGAAGCCGTGGAAATCGAGGCGGGGCATTTCCCGGCGTTAAAGGGGCTTCTCGGAGGGATTGCTAATCACCTCCACGCCGAGGCTCTGGGCGCCGCGGCGGCGGCCAAGCCTCGCCGCACGATCGGCGCCAAGGTCGCGGACGCGCCCTATGCCGCGTGCATCCTGGGGCGTTTGGACAACGGCTACTCAATACCGGCGGCGGCGGGACTGTCGGGCGCCCTGTCGCCGGCAGTGGCCAAGCTGATGGCCATTGCCTTGCCAGGCGTCAAGCGATGCCGTTCCACCGATGACGTACTCTACCTAGCGCAACAGCTGGCCAAGTTTGAAGCCCGAGACAAGGCCAAGGACGAAGGCAAGGACGAAGGCAAGGACGAAGGCAAGGACGAAGGCCAAGGCGAAGGCCAAGGCGAAGGCCAAGGCGAAGGCCAAGGCGAAGGCCAAGGCGAAGGCCAAGGCGAAGGCCAAGGCGAAGGCGCCCCAACCGGCCAAGGCGAAGGCCAAGGCGAAGGCCAAGGCGAAGGCCAAGGCGAAGGCGCCCCAACCGGCCAAGGCTCGGGCTCGGGCATCGCCACCGACGTAAACCTGACAAAGACCATCGTTGCGATCGCCGAGCGCGCCGGTATCTCAAAGCGGGATATCGGCCACGACGGGACAACACGGCTCAACACGATGCAGAGCCGCGCTGTCCCGGTCCCGCCAATGACCGGCGCCGGGAGCTATGCGAACAGCATGGCCGCACAAGAGTTGGATCGGCGCCTGCCACGCAACGCGGTGCTGTCGGGGCAAATCGGCCGTTTGCTGGTCGCGGAGGAAACCCGCCGCGTCACCCATCGCGAAACCGCGGGGCGGCTGGATCGCCGCGCCCTGGCCAGGATGCGGACCGGCGCCGTCGACGTCTTCTCGCGGCGGGAGGATACCCCCGGCGTCGATACCGCGCTGTTGATCCTGGTCGACGGTTCCAGTTCGATGTGCTTGGGACTGGTCGTCCGGGGACGCGGCGGCCAGCTGATCCAGAGCGGGACCAGCCGCATGGACATGGCCCTGACGACCGCATGGCATATCGCCAAGGCCGCAGAGTTGGCCGGCGCAAAGGTCTGCATCGCCGTGTTCCGCACCTCGCCCCGGCGCGGCCTGGACGCGGATTTGTGGGTTGTCAAAGACTGGCACGTTCAAGCCCGCGACTGCGCTGCGGCGCTGGCCGGCATGGTCGGCGTTGGGGGAACCCCGCTGTCCGCGTCGATCCTGAAAGGCGCCGACATGCTGGCCGGCGTCGCCGCC